AACTCTTCTCCAATCTGGAAAATGTTTCTCAACAATACCAGCAACAGCCTTTGGTTCAAACTGAACTTCTTCTGTTTTAAGAACTTCTTGAACACGATTAAAGAACTGTCCAGCGAGTACTGGTTTTTCTGAAGTAGGAATACGAAACTCCACAACAGAACACCTACTGTGCAAAGGTTCGATGATACGGTTCTTAAAATTACAGGTTAGAATAAACCCACAGTTCTTGTGAAACTCCTCAATAAAACCACGCAAAGCTGGTTGAGTTGATTGTGGATTTAGATAATCTGCCTCATCTAGAATCACAAACTTACGATTACCATCCATAGAGACAGTAGACGCAAAGTTCTTGATTTTGTTTCTGAGTACATCAATACCTGATTCTTCAGAACCGTTTATCATCATGTATGTGGCACCAAGTTCCTCAAGCATTGCTTTTGCAACTGTGGTTTTACCCACGCCAGGCCCACCTGATAGAAGAAGGTTTGGAATATGTCCTTCATCTACAAATGTCTGAAAAGTATTTTTTAAATCACTAGTAAGAATGCACTCACTAATTTTAGATGGGCGGTATTTCTCCACCCACAACATCACATCGTTCATAATATAATCCTTCTGGTTTAGGCAGCTTCAAGAGCAATAAAGTATTCAATTTGTTTGTTCATATTCACAAAGTGTGAAATGCCTTTTTCGGATACTTCTACCTTATAATCACCAGAAAGTAGTTTTAGGTTTTCAACCTTAAAATAGTATGTAAAGTTTGTTGGTGCATTATCACCAACTGTAATACTGAAATCATTTGATGTATCATTTTTCCTGTCTGTTACAGTCAAATCAATATTACCACCAGCAGTTCCAGTGAGAACAACATCTGGTACACCAAGAACAGCTGATGCTTTCAATATCTGATTGAATGTGTCTTGTGTAAAAGTAAACTCTACATCAACAGAAGGCATATTGATATCTGTTTTTGGTGCAGTTACAATAGATGGATCACTGAACATATAAGTCAGATTACTACCACCACCTTCTTCATTTAGACACACACTCTTCTCATCAAATGCAAGGGTTGGATCTTTGAACAGTGACATTGCAGACAAGAATTCATTCAAGTCATATATTGCAAATTCATTTTCAAATGTATCTGGAATAGTTGCCTTAGAAACAATGTTCTTCATAGCAGACATAGTTCCAATTGTATTACCATTTTTTACCAGAAGGTTCTGGTTAATGGTTGAAAAGTTCTTTAGAACTTCTCTTGTATCATTACTAAGCTTCATCAATTTTTCTCCTGAGAATCGTGATTGTGAAGTGCCATTATACCATAATGGATCACCTTAAGCAAGTCTTTTCTGTTCTTGCCTTCTTTCTTTCCGTACCGTTGAGAGTATTTTAAAATATTCCCAATACAGAAACCTTCACCATGGCCACTGTCCATGATAAATTCTGTTGCTTGAAATTTATTGTGAGAATAATGAGCATCATAGGTTTTGTCTATGTACTCTTGCATTTCTTTCAGAATAGAATCTTCTGAGTATTTGTAGTCTATATTTTTCACATTTTCATCCTATAAAATTCAATTACCATTACTATATCATAAAAAGGTGCCCCTGTCAAGAGGCACCTTCACTTTACTTACTTGATTTTGATTGAACGTGGTTTCTTTTCGTCTGGAATAATTCTTTCCATTTCGATTGTAAGAATGCCATCTTTCATATCAGCACCATTTACAACTACATCATCTGATAGTGTAAATGCTCTTTTGAATGAACGATTTGAAATACCTTTGTGTAGATATTCCTTATCATCATCGCCCTCTGGTCGAGACTTTGATTCAATCTTGAGAATATTCTCTCTAAACTCAATCTCAATCTCATCCTTTGAGAATCCAGCAACGGCAATCTCAATGGTGAATTTATCATCATCGTGTTTTACAATGTTGTAGGGGGGATAACTTGTTGCTGTGGGAACATTTCCCATCAGGTTATCGAACATTCTATCGAAACCGATAGAGTAAGTATTGATCCTTGACGGATCTAGTGTAAAGGCTGTATTCATCTTTAATCTCCTTTGTTAAGCAAGATACAGTGTGATACCCATTACGGCGTATCACGTTTATTTATAACGGTAGTTTTTTAAAGAGAACTACCAAACTCTTTTTTGTGACACAGAGTAGGTTATATTGAGTGTCAAACAGGATGACTTACGAACTGCACCCATATTATATAGGTATTCAAGAGGGATTTTTCAACCCCTCTTTTCAACTTTTTATACTGCCTCGGCATATTCCAATGCTTTGTCGAGAGCTTTTAGTTTTACCTTTCGGTTACGTCCATACCATGCAGACTGTAAACGTCCGTCATTAGAACGGCCTTGAAGGTGGTCTGTCATGTTAGTGACAGAGTTGAATGCAGTCCACCAAGTACCCTGAGCAAACTCAGCGCCAGGTTGTACATCCAAATTCTCAAAAGCAAGTTTTGAGTTACGAGAAGTGAAAGGAACAACATTGTCTACTTTCTCTTTCGCAGGCGCACCAAACACTTCGTTGAAGTATTGGATTACGTTATCACCAGTTGCTTTCTTTGAACCAAGAAATGCAGCCATTGATTTGTATTGTTCCATTTTCTCACGAGCAATACCCATCTGTTCTTTCACATCCTCAGCATCAAATGCTTTTCGGTGATTTACTGTTACCATTTGGTCAGCATTTTGTGATAGGGAAAGTGCGAGGGTGTTACTACATACAACACGAATTGGTGTCATGCGAACATTAATCGCTTTACCAAACTGATGTGGATTAGAAAACAAAAAGTAGTTATCTGTAACATCACCGTTAAATAGTTCAAATGACTCTTTAGTTTTTGCAAGAGCCCATACCATTTGTCCATCTTTCAATGAACCAGCAGTATGCATTTCCATGTCACCTGACATGCAGTACTCATGGAAAAATTCAAACGCCTCTGAGTTCTGTACTGGATTCCAACCAGTACCAACAACATCTAATACAGTGTTGTCAGATGTACGAACAAGTGCTTCCTTGTTCTTTACCGTCACACCAGATGGTGTAACAAGTGGTTGTTTTTCAACTGTCCAATCAAGTCCAGCAACCTTTTGGAATTGGTCTGGTGTAAGTTCTTCTTCCACCTTAGTTCCAAGTCCATGCCATGGTAATTCACCGACATACGCCATTTGTGCTTCACCGTTTACGATTTCAAGTTCATGTGCCATAATATAATGTCTCCTAACGACTCTGTTTTTATCAACTTACCTATACAGTATACCTGTTATAATAACAAATGTCAAGATGTTTTTAGAACTTTTTTATTCTTTTTTCTAGCTTTTTTCAAACCCATTTCAAGTTTGAGTTTAGATGCCCACATGGTAAAGTTACGTCCTTGCATATGGTCGAACTCATGTTGGAATATTCTTGCAGTGATACCACTAAACTGTGCTTGTCTTTGTTCACCATTCACATCCATAAATTCAAAACTAATTTGTTTTGGTCTTCTTATATTCAGAAATAGATTCGGATACGTCAAACATCCCTCAACAAATAGTTCTGTTTCTTCAGAAGTATTTGTAATCTTAGGATTGAAAAATATTGTTGCTGCCTTCTTATCCAAGTCTGTCATCATTACAAATGCTCTGATAGGAAGTCCACACTGATTTGCAGACAAACCAATACCTTTGTACTTTGTCATTGCTTCACCTAAGTTGTCAAACAATTCTTTTGGTTCAAGTCCAAACTTTTCTTTCAACTCTTCAAAGGTAATATCAGGCAATACTTCTTGTAGAATTGGTTCATTCGGATCAATTAATTCATATGTCATGTTCTTCCCCAAAATTCAATAGGTTTATGTTGTTCTGTGTCGTGAAATAGATACCAACAACAGTTATCTTTTCCAACACTTTTACTATCTTCAATCCACTTAACTCTTCCTATACTAACAACTTTTTGTAACTTTGTCAAGAAGGGAATTGACTGTTTTGTATGTATCCAATCTGCATCAAACAATAACCAAGTTGGAGCCATAGATGTAAGATGTTCTATTAAAGGATGTAATATCTTTCTATCCCAAGGCGGATTTGTAATAAAGAATGGTGTATTAACTTGTTTCAATAACATCGCATCACGTTCAACAACTCTATCATTTCTTGGTTCTACGTCATACGCCTGTGTGCATGTTCCACCATGTTTTTCCAAGTGATCTATTAGTCTACCATCACCAGCACAAGGTTCAGTAAATGTGTACAACTCTGGAAGGTGTTCAACTAGAGGTAGGACAGCTTGATAGGGGGTTGGATAATAATCCCTTGGTACTCTTTCAAAGTCACTACGTTTTCCCATTATGTCACCATATGACTAAAGTTCTTTTCTTTCTTGAACTGGATAATGTCTCTAAACTTATCAATCAAAATATCTTGTTTGTGTGATATAACAAATACATTCTGTTTGTCAAATGTATTAAGTATTTTCAAGAAATCATCTGTACCAGTATTATCCAAAGACGAATCAAATATCTCATCTAGAATTAGTAGATTTGTATTTGTAGAGTTTTTCATCTTTGCAATAGCTCTCCAAGTAAACAACAATGCAAGGTCGATACGCATCTTCTCCCCTTCAGAAAATGATGCATAAGAAAACTCATCTCTAAAACGTGACTTGATTGTTTCGTTGAAGTTCTCATCAATATTAAAGTTGACAAAGAAATCCATACTCGACAAATAAGTGTTGACAAGTTTATTCATTATTGGTAAGTACTGTTTTACAATCTTTGTTTTGATACCACTATCTTGTAGAAGATTACGAGCAATATCATTATAAAACTTATCTTCAGTTAACTTAGATTTTAGTTCTTCAACTATTTTGATTGCACCTTTTAGTTCTGATAGTTTTTCTTTATCATCATCAGATACAGAACCAGCTTCATACTTTGCAATATCTTTTTCTAGTTTTTTATTGAACTTTTCTAATTCAGAAATAGAAGAACGTATCTTTGCAATCTCTACATCTGCACTTCTAATATTGTCCAAGTCTCTAAGAATTTGATCTAAGAACTCTTCACTGGACTTTTCCATTTCTTCAATTTCTCCGATTGCTCGGTCGAGTTCTCCAATCTTTGAGGTTCTAGATTCAATCTGCGTCTGCTTTGTTGACTCTGTAATCGACTGTTCACAAGTCGGACATTCTGAGTTGTTCTGGAAAAATTCGATTTGTTTCTCATGGTTTCCTCGTTTGTTAACTAATGCAGCTTCCGTCTTACTTAGTTCTCTTATCTTTGCCTCTGTTCTTGTTTTTTCCTCTGCTGAGAATGATAGACTTTCCTTCTCATCGCTAAGAGTTTTAATTTCTTCTTCTTTTGACGTAATATTTTTTTCATTGTCACTTACTTTCTTTTTGTTTTCGGTGATGATATCTGATTTATTATTTGCTACGTCCTCAATGAATCTTTCTTGTAAAGAAATCTTTTCTCTAGTTATATCATGTTGATATTCAACATTACGAATTTCTTCATTTAGTTCTTTAGTTTTACTTTTTAGTAAGAAGTTCATCAAAGAAAAAATCTTAATGTCTAAGATATCTTCAACAACTTCTCTACGAGCCTTTGTAGACAACTGCATAAATGGAACAAAGGTAGAAGAACCTAGAATAACAACCTGAGTAAAAGAACGATAGTTCAATCCTAAGATTTGTTGTTCTAGATGTTTCTGATAATCCCTTGCATTTGCATCTTGATTAATCATAGTGTCACCAATCCAAACTTCAAATTTGTTTGGTTTGATACCACGAATAACTTTTACATCTTTACTGTTAACATTAAATTCAACTTCAACAAGAGCAGAACCATTGTTGACTGAGTTTACTAATTGTCCTTTTGAAATATTCCTAAACGGTTTATTAAAAAGTCCAAAACAAAGAGCATCAAGAATAGTACTTTTACCAGCACCATTCTCTCCGATAATTAAAGTAGTTGAACTTCTGTCCAACTGCACTTCTGTAAATTGGTTTCCAGTGGAAAGAAAGTTTTTCCACTTAACGGTTTTAAATGTTATCAAAGTTCTAAATCACTCGCTTCTACATATAACGACTTCATCGTGCTTGTTAGTCGTTTCTTATCCAAGTCAACATCGAGTTCATCAATGTATCTTTCCAATAGTGTCATAGTATCTTCTGCATTCTCTACGATTGCATCATCTACATTAGACGCATCAAGTTCACTAAAGTCTTCTACAATTTTTACCTCATGGGCTCCAGATTCAGATAAAACTCTATCAATGAATCTATCAAACTTGTAGAAATCTTTTTTATTGACAACCACTATTTTAACAAATTTATCTCGTAATGTCAATATGTTAAAATCAGAATAATCTGTAGTAGTATCATCATAATATACCTTGTCAAATATTGTATGTGGATTTAGAATGTATTCTAGTTCTCTTGTTTCTGTATCAAAGATATGGAAACCTTTTGTTTCTTTGTAATCACTCCATGTCATCTGATAGGTGTTACCAAGATAGTAAATATGACCATCATCTGACTTCTTGTGGAAATGTCCACTCATTACAGTATCAAACTTATTGAACATTTCTTTTGGATACCCACCTTCACAAAAATGTCCAGCGTGCATTTCAAAACCATTTAGTTCCAAGTGACCCATACAAATTTGTGCATAGGTTGATTGAATACTTCTCATTGCACGTTCATAGTTTTCTGCATTTATCCAAGGCATAAAATGAATACCAACACCATCGAACTCTTCAGTACATGGCCCATCGTAACATTTAATGTTTGGATATTTTTCTTCGCCTGGCCCACCAAGCAATTCATACAAAGAGTTTACCTCATTTGTATTTTTATAGTAGGTATCGTGATTACCTACCATCATGTGAACATCTAGTTTTCTACTTACAAGAGGTAGAACAAAACGCTCACGAAAATCCTTTGCAATCTTGTATGAAACATACTTACGTCTGTCCATCACATCGCCAAGGTGAATAACTGTTTTAATGTCGTGTTTATCTATATAAGGGAAAAACTCTTCTTCCCAAAATTTGTAGAAGTAATCATTAAATGCTAAGTTATCGTTTCGTGCGCCAAAGTGTGTATCAGTTATTAACGCTATCTTCATTTATCTCTTCACCGTCATCATCATAAAATATTTCAAGTCCTTTGGGTTGTTTCTTTTTCTTCTTTGGTTTGTAAACAGCTTCAGCTGGTAGAAAGTTCTTTTGTAGATAGTCCACAAATGCACCTTGATCACCATCTCCATCCATAAGAATATCAACATTCATGTTCTCAATAATCTTGTGTTTAACATGTTGTTGTTTCTTTTCCTTTTGTATTCTACGAATAAATGCATAGTAAATGATTTGTGTAAAATATGCAAAAGGATTGTTTGATTTTTCTGGATTGAAGTTACTGCAATATTGTAAACAGTTTTCAATACCATCAGAAATCATTTCATCTCTATAAGTATAATTAATAAAATTTGGTCTGTATGATAAGTGGTTTGCAATCTTTAGAAAACACTCACCAATATAATTTGTAACAGGTGGTTGAGGATCATCTTCTTCTTCTGCCTCTTTACAACGCTGTTTCCACTCTTTCATCGCCTCCAAGAATTTCTTGTTATCGACATAGTGAGTGCTTCTTTGTCTTTTAGCCATAACAACTCCACTTATTTGTACCCTCTATTATACACATTTATTCGTAGAATACAAAAGGAAAAGAAACAACAACATGTTAAACACAAGATTATTGAGA